TTTAATCTTTAAATAGTTAAATCAAAATGTTCTTTTAATTTTAAAATATTAAAAGTATGTCCTCTTGATTCGGTAGTTCTTGCATCTAGTATAGTATCTTTTGGTAATTCTTTTTTAAATAATAATGTATTTCTCATCAATTTAATTGAATTTGTATCGTAGTTTATTCCATTTTTATCAGTCCAATAAACAAATCGTTTATAATAATCAGAACTTGATATAAAAACGGCCTCTTCTTTTATATTTTGTTCTGTAAAATATTCTAAAAATTGCTCGTATATAGAACGACTTGATTTTATAAATTCTAAATGATATTCTGTTTTTGGTATCGCTTCTGTATTGAACGAACAAAGATTTTCTAATTTACAAAGTTTTTCATAAAAAACACGGATTACTATATCATCATTTATATAATTTACAAAATTAGTATGATACTCTTTATTTTCATCATTTTTTTTACAACGAGTATCATTTCCTCTAATAATAAAATTTCGCCTGTCATCTTCGCTTGTAGTAACGCAGAACTCTTTATTTGTTGTCATTAAAAACCGATGATATGATGCTATCTGGAAAGCATCAACCCCTTTTTGATTAATAGTAATAACTGTATTTGTAATTAAACTTTTGATTAATCCATCCGCATTTTCTTGTTGTTTTTTTGACAACTCGTCGCAATTGACTAAAAACGCATTAATCATCACGCTATTAAAATTTCCCCAAACATCTCTGTCAGGTGAAGGCGTTTCCAACACTTTGGAAGGTCCCATTAACTTTCGTAATAATTCTATAAAATTTCCCTTACCTGAACCTTGTTTTGAAATAATAGTTGGGACAATTGTTTTTATAGCAGGATAAAGTAACATTTGAGCGACCCAACGAATTAAATAGTCATAAGTTGTTTTATCAAACGAACATAAATTTAAAATATATTCTTCAATATGTTTAATTTTTAAATCTATATCATCAGGAAGTATATCTACTTTTAAATTTTCAACACGAAAAGGCGTCCAAGAATTAAAAATATTTGAAGGACAATGTAAAGGCGGGGGATAACAACCAATATCGTCGTAACTTAATAAATCCATATCTGTTAGCCAAGTATTAATACAAGACCTTGTCATTAAAATACCCTTCACAATTATTTGATAAGTGAGGTGTTTATAAGATGTGACTAATTTTGATTCACTCAAAAATTTAAATTCTTTAAATTCGCCTTTTTCATTTTTAATTATTAACAAAAATATACTTCTATTTATTATTTTACAATGCGATTTTTCAAAAACATATTTAAATTCATCATAAGTTTTTATATCTTTTAAAGGAATATCTGAAAAAACTTCTGTCCCTTCAACATTCAAAATATTGATTTGTTCTGCATTTGCTAATAAATGTCGTCCATCAATAATTGTCTGATGAATATATTTTGGATTATACGATTTTATTTTCATAATAACATTAAGTTTGGTTTCGTTTTTAATTTTTAAATTTAGATTGGTTATCACATCATCAAGATTAAGAGACTCGTCAGGGCGTTTAAAACACAGTCCATCATATTCTAACGCACATTGACGCTCTTTAATTACATTTTCCTTGGCTAAAAATTTATAAGAAATGTGTAATATTTCATTTTCAATAATTCCGCAAAAATATGACATTACTCGTGTTTTGATTTCGTATTCGTTTGACAAGTCACCCTTAACCCGTTCAACTAATTCGGGGTTGCTGATATTAATTAAATCAATTAATTTTCTACAATCTGTTTTAAATAAATTTACAAATTGATGAGGCGTTGTGGTTTTAATTTCAATATTATCTTCTTCCATTTGTGACAACCAAGTATTATGACCTCCTCCGTAAATTAATATATTAAAAATATCTTTTACATTATCGTGAGTAAGTTTGCAATCTTCGGGAGAATAATATTCAACTAACATATTAAAAATTTCTTCTGGATTACTTAAATATTTTTCAAAAGCAGGAAGTGTTAATTTATTATTTTTAGCAATACTTACTAAAATAGAAGGATGACCCTTTACCATATCAATATCAATCCAATCCAAATATTTAAAGAGAGTATGTTTTATATGACGACTCATACAAATTGGAGAAATAATATTATTTGGATAAAATCTGCCAAGCCCGTAACGCTGTGAATGTGTCATATCTAAAATTCCGCTTCTTTTATCAATACCCTTAATAAATTGGGATTTTCCTTCAAATGTGATAGTAGTTCCATCTATTATTTTTTTTAAAATAGTTTTTCGGTCTTCTGTAAATTCTGGATTTGATGAATTTTTAATATCTTCTAAAATAGGATAATCCAATTGAATACTAAATGGACCTTTTAATGCTGAATACACAGGGATTTTGTTTAATTCAATCGTCCAATTCTTTAAAAATTTCATTTCTTATATTCTATACTAATATTTTATTTTTAAGTTATTTATTTAAAATAAAATATTCCTAAATATTTTGCATATTTTGTCAAATTCAAAATGGGGATTATTTCGCTTTTGAAACATTAGATTGCGTTGATATTCATTATATTTTTCCTTATTCTTCTCACGATAAATGTAGATGTGTGTTTTATTTTGCTTATAAGTTGGGGGCATCCTTTAATTATATACTATACTAATATATTTTTATATTAAAAAATTTATTATAATATAAAAATCCTGAAAAATTCTGGAAAATTTTAAAAAGATGTTGGGCGACCCGTCATAGTGTCATACAACCCGTCATAAGCATAAATGCGGGCCCCTGCTTATCCCTGCCTATATCCTTACCTATTTACATCTTACTTTTTTAAAAAATAAATAAATAAATAAGAGCAATGACACTATGACGGGTGTGACAGGTTTTTTTGAACTTTTTATGGATTTTTAATAATTTTCTTTTTTTGAAAAAAATATATATTTTATAAATTAAAAAAAAAATGGGGTCTAACCCGTCATTGGTGGCGACCCGTCATATATACTAACATTTATCAAATCGTCCGCCAAATTTTGAATAATCCTTTGATATAAAATGTATTATATTCATCTTCGGCAGGTCTAAATTTATTCATAATTGTGTTGTAGGGTTCGGCAATGCCACTAAATTTTAATGACTGTTCCATTGAATACTCGTTATCAACATATCTAGAAATTCCGCAAATCTGTGCATTTTCTAAATGTCTGTATAAAAAGAGTCGTTTGTATTCATTGATACAAGCGTTTTTTAAATTAGGGTCATCTATATTGTTTCTATTTATATTAACATCATCAATATAATATTGGTGGATTATATAATCGTCTAAAACGAGATGTATTTTTAAATGTTTTTTCATTCGTTGATACATAATTTCGTCAAGGTCGTAATCTTTATTTTCAATTTGTTTTTTAATAGCAATTAAGGGGTCTGCGTATTCATATACGAGTCGCATTATATCGGCGGGAAGGAGTCGGCTGTTTCCTAAATTCTTTTTCAAATAATTCATAATATATATATTAGGAATAGTTTAAATTCAAATAATTTAAAAGTTGTTAATATATAAGAATAATGTTATCTTTAATTAATCGTGATTTGGCTAGTTCAAAATATCATACGCTGTCTATTTCAAAAATGTTTGGAATGCCTGTTAATGTGGAAGTGTGTTATAATAGATTAATCGTTAAATTAAAGAATGTAAGAATAGATTACGAAGACCAAATGAAAACAGTATTTAATGATGCTGTTGTAGATAATTTTTCTAATAATGTAAATAAATTTACACAAAAACAACTTGACAAAGTAAAGTTAATAATTGATGATTTAAAATTTAATAAATTGACGGGGGCGTTTGAACTTGGAGAAACCGAAGGGCCGAATATTTGCGAACTCAAAGAACAAGATGAGTTTTATGAAATTTGGGAAAAAGAAAATTCAAATATTAAAGTAAGTAAAAAAGTTTGTGAATGCACTGTGTGTTTTGAAAGCACAATGTGTAAATCTAAATGCGGGCATTTTCTTTGTTACGAGTGTTGGTCGCAAGTTAAAACTTATTGTTGCGATAGTTGCTCGCCTGATGAAAGCGATGATGAATGCGAACACGAAAAATGTGGAAATCAATTGTGTCCAGTATGCCGTCAGGTGTTATATGTTAGCGGTTGCGTTTGTGATTAGACGAAATAATAAGGACTCGTTTTAAATAAACGACACACCTTAATTAATTCTTGATTACTATATGATTCAAAGCGTTGTGCGTGAGGCAAATTTAGTTCTATTAATTTTTTAATGATTTCTTGGATAGTGAATTCTCTATTTAATTTTACCATTATATAATATATGTATTTTATAATATATATTATGTAATAACGAGTCGTATTTAAAGTTTATTTTGTTCTATAAATTGAATATGTGTTTTACTTCTTTTTTCGTGCGTTTTAATATAAAGTTTATTCATAATTGAACCACAACAACAGGTTATTTGTTCTTTATTTTTTTCTCTATATTTATTGTGATAATCTAATATTTTATTTTTATTTTCAATATAGTAATCTTTATGATAATCTAATATAACATCTTTATGTTCTTCATAGTAAATTTTACATTTTACTAAATGTTTTTCTTTATTTTCATTATAATTATCTTTATCGGTTCTTGTAGGTATTGTTGAATTTAATATTGATTTTAAGGTTTCAATCCAATATCTCTCTCTCTTTTTTGCATCCAATTGATTTAAACAAGGATATTTTTCAATTTCTATCATATCCCAATTAATCCAATTTCCATTTTCTCTAATAAATGTATAAAGATGTATATTATATTTTTTATCTTTAATATTATTACAACTTGATTTATGTTCTTGTTTTCTTTTAATAAAATTAGTTGTATGACCTATATAACACTCCGTTATATTAATATTTTTACAAACAATTTTATAAATACTTGTATTTGAATAACATATTGGGATTTTTGGCATTCTATAAGCAATTATAATATGTTACTAAATACTTTTCTAAATCAATTTTTTAATATTAAAAGTCACTTGGATTGAGAAATTCAGTAAATCCTTTACGATATTTTTCTGTGTCATCAAAGGACTCAATATTGACGATTAATGGATGAAACTTTTCGTTTGTTGCTTCCTTATACATATTTAATAATGTTTCTTTATCAACTCCTAAAGATACTTCCCGTAAAATCATTTTTAGTTCTCTGTCGCCACTCAATCTTAAAAGAACTAAATAATTACAATTTCCTCTTATCACTTTGGGGCAGACATAATAATTTTGACAAAGATACGCAATACTTACATTGAGTTTCCTGCCACGGATATAGAAATTTTTAATTTTTTCTTGGTCTTTACATCCCTGTGAATCGTCAATGACGACTAATGAAGCGGTCTCCTTATCAAATCCGTCCAGGTTCGGCAAGGATTGTAATCCTTCTAGAACTCGTATTTGGTCACTTTTGCTCTCAAGAAAACGATAAAGAGGTTCATCTTTATTTTGCGTGATAATTGTAACACTTGAGAAAGTCCCGCATCCCTGTGAGAAGAGATTAATTAGATTGGTAATGAACAAGGTCTTCCCCCCACCTGACGGGCTTGTAATTACCATCCTAAAAGGTATTTCAAATCCGTGAAGTTTTTTATTTGGATTAGGTAAATTTATATCTTTAAACTTGCAAGGCATTGTATCGTAAAAATTAACTATTTTAGAAGACATATTATATATATTATTATTATATTTTATTTGAGTCAAAAATTACGAGTCAAAAAAGTGACTCACGAAATGAAAATATAAAGTATAGTAATAATTTTAATCATAAATTTTATTCGTATAATCCATAGTAACATAATATATATTTATAAAAAATATTTAGATGTTATTAATAACACTTGCATTTGATGTATTACTTGAAATATCTATACGAGTTTCATCATCAACATTTCTGCTAACATTTAATAACCCCCAACAAAGATTTACTGACGAACATTTGCTACGATATAAAAATAAAAAAACGGATGCTGTAAATGGCACTAGAACAACAGATAGGAATGTAAATAATTCGTTCATAATAATATATTCAAATACTTTTAAATATATTATATTTTTTAAACTGCGGATAATTATTTAGAATAATAATATTGCTAAATTATATAGAATGCTTACTAACCACCAATTAATTTCTCTTGCTTCCAGAATGAAAATTCCACTCCAAGGCGTGTATTTCAAATCACAATTGAAAGATATGAAATTGAAACCAAACCGCTCGTATATAATTAATCTAGAAGACGAATATGGTAGCGATGGCGAACAAAATGACGGCTCGCATTATACGGCATTTCAATATAATAAATGTGACGGAGAAGAAGATAAGGTTGTGTATTTTGATAGTTACGGTGTAGCACCGCCAGAGGAAGTGTTAAAATTTTGCGGTGTAAAGGGAATCCCATACAATACAAAAGATATACAGAGTTTAATGTGTGATGCGTGCGGTTGGTTTTGTCTTGCTTTTCTTCACTACATAAATGCTTTTGAAGGAAGAACAAAATGTATATATAGTGATTGTGAAGGCTTCACAGAATTATTTCACGATTTGAATGTAGAGACAGATGCAAAATATAACGAATTTGTTTTAAAATTATTTTTTAAAAGCCCAGACGATAAACGACGGCCGACAATTGAAGATGTAGGGTTTAAATTTATACCTGATGAAAATGCGGGTGGGTCTGTGGCAGAAGGAATTGCTGATGTAGATACGATAGATTCAAAGGAGTAAAAAAAATAAGATATATTTTTTTTGTTAATTATTGTTATTTTTAAAAATTAGATTACGCATCTAAAAGTTATATTAATTCTTTTACCTGTTAAGTTTTTATTTTTTAATATTGAATGTTGATAAATTGCTTGACATCCATATCTCATTGCGATTAAAGTATTATTTGTTAAATTATAATCTAAATGTTCTTTTGTTTCAATATTTTTAAATCTCATAATTCTATCTTCTCCAAATGAAATTCCATAAATATGACTACCTACTTGTAAATTTTTTTCATTATCACTATGAAATCCAATATAGTCATCATTTTCATACCAATTTATCAATACGCTATTATATGTAAAATCATCTAATGTATTTATAAAATTTAAATATGGAATTAATAATGTAGGAACATCACCTACAATATTATCGTGCATTCCTGTAAATTTATAAGGTTTTCCATATACCTTATAACGACGAGGGGCTTCAATATTTTTACCAAACATATTAATTATATTTGGAATTACGGGTCGTATATCCCATAAATTTTCAAATTCATTATTTTTTAATTTTGGAATGTCAAATGATGAATATTTACCATAATATTTTATATAATTTTCTATTTCATTTTTATTTTTCCATAATCCAATTACACAGCAATTTATCCAATCCATTTTCAAATTCAAATTATTAATTAATTTGTTAAATTCCCATTTTTTAACTATTTTTTCGTCGTCGCAAAAATCACAATGAACTTCTATATATGAGTTATACTCCCTACCAGGCATTATAA